CCTCGTTGCGCTTAGTCATTTCCCAAGCCTTCTCCCAAATCAGCTCTGTCATAGCTTATCTCCATAAACAAATGAAAAATACCAAAACAAAACCCCAGTACCATTCACTAATCTTCCAGCCATATTTTTTGTCATCATAGATATGACAGCAAGTCCAACCGCCTAACCAATAGACAGAGCCTTGAAGCAAACCAACAGGCAAGAACAGAGGTTCATTAAATGCTAAACCCAAAATGAAACTTGTTAGACCACCCCTCAAAGACAAAGTAATAAAGCCATAAAGTTTCGGGTTATTCTTATAGCAAGAGTCAGGCAAGATTTTACCTAACCACTTAAAGCCCTTATGCTTTGAACACCACTCTTTAGCTTTACCAAGAAACGGAAAGACTTTATTCTGAACTATATCTGTAATATTCAAATCGTCTTTGTCGGTTTCGCTTATCTTTCCACCAACTAACAAAGCACCAATATAAGTACCCCAACCAGAGAAGGAAGTACACATTTTACCTGCGATAAAAGCAGTTACAATCACTGCTAAATTATATCCGTTCAGCAGATACGACAATACAGCAATCCAAACAGCAAAGTACCATTTACATAGAGGAAACTTCTTGTCTGTAAATGGTATTCTCAAACCACCACGGATGCGGAAAGCAATCGAGCCACATATACAATATAGCAGATTCATCATTTCCTTCTCCTTATTTTTATTGTCCCTTTTATTATTAAATCAAATGCCTGTTGCTGTGTTATATTGTTCTTATTCGCAAAATACCTTACAGAACCCTTAGCTGTCATCTTTTACCTTTTTTGAAATTAAATCGCTTAGCTTTGTGCGTATAAAAGAATTCGCCCAGTCATATAATGGTCTTGAGCATAAGATGATAATTCCACTAAAACCGCTCCTTGTCGCTCCGTCTGCTATCCAATATGATAGTAGCATATAGAAACTATACCCCATAACGAAACCAAGAACAGCATCAGTACAAAATTGTGTAAGGCTCTTAAACCGAATGAAAGCCGAAGCAAGTGCCATAAACACAAGCAGTCCTAAAATCTTCAAATCATCAATCATCTTGCTCCTCATATCAACGCCCTTTTCTTCATATTTGCACACCCTATAAAAAAAGTCAATAGGCGGGTTTTATCCCACCTACTGACAACCATACATCACCAAAAATATTATATTATTCAAGATTCAAAAATCAATCTTTCATTGCTTTATAATACCTTTTCATTTTATCAGTCGGAGCATCTTTATCGTTTAAGAAGTCATATGCTAACTCAATATAAGTGTCATCTGACCTGCCAGAACGATAATAGTCTGAGTATATCATATTTAAGGTAACATACCAATCACACGGATTAAATTCATAACCTCTGCTTTCTAAGACTTTGGTCGTAGTGTCATAATCCCAATGCTCGCCCTCTGAGCCGTCTTTGTTTTCAAAGTTTGAAACAACATATTTCGCTGTTTCCTTTGTAAAGTGCGGATTTACAAGTAAATCGACCTTCATCAAAAACTTATCCACAAGTTCAGGCTCTTTTTCTCTGACTTTTTCCACAAACCAATTTATTTTATCGGTTAGTTTTTCCATATCATCAACATCTAAATCTCTGATATATTTCATTATGATTTCTTTAAAAGTCATAATTAGCCTCCTGTTTTAACAACCGCCGCACTTGATAAAGCATAGGCAATATTGCACGGAGTATCTAAAAGAATAACATAAGGTGTTCCAGTGGTCGGCACGATATATCTTCCTTCATACCACCTACGAGTTCTTAATCTATCTGTGCTTATAGGCAAACCATATCTATTTAATAAACTTACTGCAGTTCCATTTACAGTTATTGTATAATCAACTGGAGCACTCGTTATAACTGTATTCGGGTTTATTGTAAGTAACAGGAAAAAGGGGTCTAAATTTGCGACATTTGTTGAATTTGTAACAGTTAATACACCGTCAGCCGTTAATCCTGTTACCTTATGAGCGTTCGTTATATTGCAACAACATACCATATTAAATCTCCTTAAAAAAGGGCGGACGGATCCGCCCAATTGTTAAAACGAGCCACAACCACAACCACCGCAGAACGGAGATGGACCTGCGTTATAAGTCCAACCATTTGGATAGCGAACAACATTAGACGTTGCTTGAGCCAATTCCAAAGCTTGAACTTTACCTTGCAAAGCCTCAATTTTATTCTGTGCCATAGCATCAAGAATTTTTTGAGTTTGTCCGATAGTAACAGCGTTAATGTCGTTGGTGTTTTTCAAGGCATCATAACGATTTTGTGCCGCAGTTTCCTGAATCAGCATTTTTGTATCGCAGCAACAAGCATTCTGATTTGCTAATACATTTTGAACCTGATTTGACACACCATAAACATCACGAGCCAACTCTGAATATTTATCATTCAAAGCCATTAAAGTATCGTGAAAAGTTTGATTTGTTGCGGCAACAGATTGAGCTGTTCCACTATTTACAGCGGCAAGAATCTCTCTCTGATTTGCCATAGAGTTTTGATTGTCAAAACCTCTTTGAACCTCATTAGAAGTCGCAAGATTTTCATATCCGATAGCATTAGCGAAAGCGTTGTTACCCCAACCGCCATTACCACCAAATAAGATTATTAAAAACAGAATAGCAAGCCAAGAGCCACCCATTCCACCAAAGCCACCATTACCACCCATAGCGGCGGCAATATCAGCTAAACTATAGCCATTTCCTTCAGCCATTTTATTTTCTCCAAAAAAAGTTAATACCAAATCACCCAAAAGGGGAGTTATTTCAATCCGAGTTTTCGTAAATCGTCATCGGAGAACATCTTTTGGTTTACGTCTATACCTTTAGACTTCGCCATATTAAGAATTGTCTGTATTTGTTGTTCAGGCGTTTTTCCTGCCATCATCTGATTAAACATCTGCATTTGAGGTTGAAATTTGCCTGCTAAAAAATTATTCATTATTTGTCCGAGTAGTCCGTTCATTGTCTTTTCCTTTCAATGTAAGTGTTCTTTGAGGAAGTTCGTTAAGTTTCTTTTCTATGCCGTCTAAACGGTCAAATATTGCTTGAAAATCTGTCTTTTCTTTCTTTTCAGATTGTAAAGTATAAGTTTTAATATCCACCAAACCATCATTATTCATTTTGCGAACGTAAATCTCGTTAGAATCAGTATTGATTCCAAGATAAAACGTGTTTGGCATTACATTTATTCCGTTAAGGTCGTTTGGTGATTTTACAAAATAGCAACTCGCTTGAGGCTGTATCGTCATATTTTGAATAGCCTGTGGTTGTTGCATATCGTATCTTTGATATGGATTAAAAGGATTAAAATTAAAATTGTTCATTTTTATACCTCCAAAAAAGCAAGGGCAGAGTTAGAAAATCGATAACAGTAAGGTGAGTATTTTGTTAGAATCTGCCCTTGTCTTAAAGATAGCAAAGTATAAAAAATAAGGTTTGTATTAAATGAGTAAAAAAAGAGTATAAAAAAATGACCTCTCCATATTCGCTGTTAAACTTTAGCGGGAGAGGTCTGTATTATCACAATCTAATTTTATATACAGTGATTATTTTATACTGTTTTTCTTACTAAATGTCAAGTGTGATTTTCTAAAAATATCCAACGCTTTGCTTGTTTTCTTTCTAAAATCCCAGTAACCAATATGAATTTTAAACTTTTCTTCTAAAAAATCTAAAGCAGGAAAATCTTTTAATCGTTCAACGCATATAGCAATTAAAATCTCTTTATATGGACTAGGTATGTGATACTTGTCTAAAAGCTCTAAAACAGTTAAGGGTGGTAGTTCTTTTAAGTATATCTTTGTTGCTCTACGTTCTATACTCATACTCTACGCACCCTTATTCTTGTTCTACGATTAACGTTCATTGTTACCCGTTTATTGCCAACGCCTGTTTGCTTTATATTTACTTGGCGATGTCTGCCGTTTCTTTTTATTCTAGTCAGATTCGCCATTTATTTTATCCAATATCATTTACATTTTGGTCTGAATTATCATAATCTTGCATAACATCAATAGTATATGATTGTGTTGCCAAATAAATATTACCGCATATAGACAGCACCAAAAAACCAGCCAAAATATAAGTCGTTATCTTATAAGGCTTAGCCAAGATTTTCGCAAGTTCTATGATTTTTTCTAAATCCATTTTATCCTCTAATCTATAAACTCATCAAAAGATTGTATTTCAATATCAGGAAAAGACTCACTTTGAGGAATATTAAGCAAGTATTTCCTGTATGATTTATACTGTTCTTGTTCTGCTTTTGAAAGCTCGCTCCACCGCAAAGGATTCATTATAATAGGGTCGACTATTGATTCGAGAAGATTATCACGTTCAGCACGTTTTGCGGCTACTTTTTCTTGATATATTCGCTCGTCATAAGCCTTTTTTTCTTCATCGCTCATAGCGTTATAGTGAATCTGCTCTATGTCGGCAATTTTCTGCACTGTATAGCGGTCTTGCCAACAGTCGATTGTATATTCCTTGGACTCATTACACCATTTCAAGACCTCTTTATAAATATCTTCATAGAATTTATCTATAAATTGCGCGTTTTCATCTTCGGGGTGGTTTTTCAAAAAGAAATAATCTTCAAAAGCCACATCGAACTTTTTGGGCTCGATTTTGAGTTCATATACAATGTTCCCTTCACTAATGCTAAAATCAGCAAGCTTTTTAAGCTCTGGATGAGTTTCAAGCATTTTTGATAGTTTTTCTTCTATTGTTTCTTCTTCTATTGTGATTTCTTCTTCCATTTTTTATCTCCTTTTATTTATAAGGTATAAACCTTGCGAATTGAAGTGTTCCATTACAAAGTGCTTTTTGTCCTTTTCCAATTGGTGTAAACATTTGTTTATATTCGCGCCCGTGGCTATCTCCCGCATATTCTCGGGCTTGGGCAACTCGCATTGTTAGATTTCCGTCAACAAGCGAAAGGTAAAATTCCCCGCCCGCTTGTTGTGTTTCAACGGATATAAAACCAGCTGAGGGGGCTGTAAAACCATCGGTAGAATTCAATGCAGTTTGTATGCTATCTTGAAGGTTTGCTATATCAGGAGTAAGCGATACTGAAACAGCATTTTTCACAAAAGCAGTTGTTGCAATTTTTGTGCTGTTGTCAGATGTGGCAGGTGTCGGAGCATTTGTTCTCACGTTTCCAGCACTATCAATACCAATTCCTAGAGTTGAGTATTTTGTTCCGTTAGTTACTTGAAGATTCAATCCCCAATATCCATCTGTTCCATACATATTTTGGATATACCCCATACTAGCACCATTGGTATCCTGCCACGTTGCAAGCGTATGATTCAAACCT